AAAAGCATCACCCATATGAATGACTGCTTCTACTCCGTGCTCTTCCAGAGCAGGGAAAAATACATTATTGTAAAATAGTTCGAAGTAATCGTGCAAATGTTTCGATCCTTTGCGGGCACCATAGTGCGTGTCCGTAATGATGGCGACCTTCATCGATTCTTGTAGGTGATATTGTCCTTGATTGTATTATAGTCCGAACTGTGTCCAGAAAGCAAGCTGTCGTCAACCATCATAACCTCATCAAATCCAGTTCGCTCAATTATCTTGGTCTTGATGTCCAACTGCTTTTTCTCTTTCTGAATACGTCTCAGGAAAGCGTAATGGATGATCTGAGTAAAGTAAGCAAAAGGATTCTTAGACTTTTCTGGATCAAAGTTATGAATATATTGAACGCAGTTCTCAATGCCATCAGAAATCATATCCTCACGGAACATGTAGTTCACAAAGTTTGGTTTGTATGAGAGGTGTGTTGCAATCTTCAAGAAACACTCACCAAGATAGTTCGGAATCGGAGGTTTACCTTCCCACTGTTTTCCTCTTTCTTGTTTTGGTTGCTCAGTAAGATCTTTATTGAAAGTCTTTAAGTATGATTTTTCTACCCGTATACGGTAGTTAATCATTGCCTCTAACAATTCTTTGTTGTTTACATAATGTTCCGTCTTCTTCTTAGGCATAACATTGGACTCGTATAATATAAGTTGTTATTATTATACCATACTTTATGGGCTTGACAACATTAGAAAATGTGTGTAGACTACCTTTGTCCCGGTTAAAGATGAGTACTAGCTTTCTTTAGGATCTTCTAGTTTAAATATATCTTCTAGTTTTTTTCTTGCTTCTTCTACAGTTGCAATGTATCCCATCTTTTGTGATGGTTTAACCTTTCCTGATGTGTTTTGATTTTCAGATATTGTAGGACTTTGAAAGGCATTCATGAGATCTTCATCTTCAATATAGTTATTGTATATCTCAATCAATCTTTTATCTTTAGTTTCTGTGATTGTAATCATCTTATCAGGTTTTACAATAAAGAAATCATCAGATGACATTTCTATCCATGATTTTACTTTGATATGCATTCCATGATGAGAACGAAGAACTTTCATTGTGATTGGATTTTGCATTACAACCAAAGGATCTCCATCATTTTCATCAATGGAAACAAGTGATAATATTTCTTCACCTGATACTAGTTTTATGATTGCGTAGAATTCATCTCCCATTAGTTTTTAAGCGGTATGTTTACTATATCGTAGTTAAAGTTTTCTTCGTTATAAACTTTTATTCTTTCTATCAGATGATTAAGTGTATAATTTCTCCTGGATTTGTAGGATATATCGTCAGCGATATCATATAAAGTTGCTTTTGTCTTGTTATTACCTTTTCTGAGGACTCTACCAATTGATTGCAAGTTACGTATTCTGGATTTAGAAGGAGAAGCAAAAATAACATTGTGTAAGTTTTTAATGTTAATGCCTGTACTGAACGTTCCGTATGAAGCAACAATAATTGCGTTGTTTTCTTTTTCGGTAATCTCTCTTACTTTTTCTCGATCCTCTGTTGCTACACCACCATGAACAAAAAATACATGACGATCATCCACCCTATTCGTATTTATCATTTCATAAAGTGGTTGTCCGTGCCCTTCGACTCTTGAAAAAAGAATCAAGGTATTTCCTTTGAGATCTAAAGCAAGATTTCTGATAAACTTATTTCGACGTTCATGATTAATAATATACTGAACTTCTTCTTCAAAGTTTTCAAACTTATGTGCTGGGTGCTTCAGTAGAAGTACATTAATGTCTAGTTTGGCAACGTGTCCCTTTGACATTAACTCCTCTGTGCGAATAATCTTATAAGATGGTCCAAAGAGACCCTCTAGTACCCACTTATGAGTTTGTGTGCCATCTAGTGTTCCCGTAAAACCATAACGATACTTTGCATCAGCAAGTTTTGTCATTATAGATATTAATGACTTAGATTTGAACTGGTGTGCTTCATCTCCAACAACCACATTGAATCTTGAAAAATATTTGCGGGGTAGTTTGTAGATGGACTGCCAGGTGGTGATAATCACCTGAGAATCGGTCTCTCTTTCACGTCCCGCATAAATCTTGTGGCAAAATGAACCTACGTCCCAACCATAGTCTGCAAAGTCTTTATACATCTGTTCTACTAGGGAAGTCGTCGGAACGACTATCAGAATATTTCGTTGCTTCTCAACGTGATATCTCACAACAGAGTATATCATCAGAGACTTTCCAGAGGCAGTTGGGGATATCAACAACCTTCTATTATGTTTTAGGGCGTCGTATACTCCCTCTACTTGGTAATCCCGTGGAACGTACTTAGATACAGATGTCATATAATCTTTGACACCTTCTTTGCAGATCATATCGTTGGTCTCAAATGGGAGACCATAAAATTTATTGTTTACAAACTCGTAGGTATATTCGTGGTCATCACAAAACTTTGTGAGTTTATCTAATAATCCGACATATATCTCACCAGTCTGGGTATTAAATAAACGAATTTTTCCGTCCCAATACTTATTACGGTATTGAGGCATAAACTTTGCTCCAGGAACCTCAAACGTAAACTGGTCTGCTAACTCATAGTAAACGTGAGGTTCTGCTTTTACCTGAAGATATACTTCGTTCTTTTTCGAAATAATCAAATGAGACATTATCCATAAGGATCACCTATGGATATTTATTCTCCCATCTTAAACGTATATTCAAGCATTAGTCTTTCAAAAAAGTCTTTTAAACTTTCCAATCTTTCTTTTTTCTCTGGACATGATACCCAGTTTTGAAGATGAAGACTTATCGATTCGTGAATCTGTCTCACATCATCAATTCCCATGTCCATTGAGACAAAAGGTAAATCTGGATTGAAATCCTGTTCGTAAAGATTCTCTTCATCCATTAGTTAAAACCTGCTTGGAAACGATGCCACTCTATGGCATTCTTGATTTGAAAAGTTCTGTTGGAAATGTTTTTGATAATTTCCTCTAAGAACTTAAGTTGGACATCATAATAACGAATCTTGAGATCAACTTTATTCAACTTATCATCGGCATCCATATGCCTCTGTAATGCCTCTTTATCCCTAACCTTATATGGAAATGGTTCCTCGGCATAAACCTCTGGATCCGCCTTTCCGGTGTAGTAGTTATATCTTTCCAATCGAACACGATTATAAGTTTCCTTTGCTTTTTCTCGCAAAAGAGTAATCGTATTATAGACTGTATAATACTTGGAATGAAGTTGTGGTATTTTTAATGATTCATCATGTAGATTATCAGGATCGATCTGGGAATCTCTTTCCCACATCTCCTGAATTTGATCAAGATTCATAAGGGAGTTCTGCCGTCAGGTCCTACTATATCATACAGAGTATACTTGAAAGTGACCTCTGCTGTAAAGTACTGTATATCCGTATCAGATGCTTCAAACTCAAGAGAAGTTAGATAGACTGGAAATAGATCTCTAAATTTTACAATAGCAACATCTCTGAAATTGCTATTCAAAATATGCAGACTACCGTCACTGAACTGCTCATTCAAATCTCTTTGAGAATTATCATTAGTTGTTAAATCCTTAAAACTTTGTGTCGAATCTGGATATCCAAGTCCAGTCATCCAGTTATGGATTTTCATGTAGTTGACAAGACCTTCATCAACCATGAACCTTAAAGAAAAATCCCCATAAGATAACTTATCTCCAGGAATATCAACATCCTTCAGATATGATGGTTGAGTTGCTGTTCCCAGACTAATCTCTGGAATCCTAGCAGAGTTTGAGAAAAAATCAACCTTTGGTTCTTTTGCTAAACTAAACTTAAAACCAACAGGTGATAAAAAATTTCTATTTCCAATCTGTTTATTGAATGCGGATGCCATGGTTATTACTCACTTACAACGACTACATTCTTTATCGAAACTGAATTTTGTGCTTCTTCTTCAGTAGAAAATACTTGTCTATCAGTATAAAGAAATGACCATCTATTATCACCGATATAATATGCCACTGTTTTGGATGGATCTACCAATGCAATAGAACTTGGTTTTTGGACGTGATATGGCATTTTTATTATTATTTAGATAAAAAAAGAGGGTCCCGAAGGACCCTCTGAAAAATGTGAATGCCCGAAGGCTGATATCACA